CCCGTTGTTGATAAATGGCGCATGATCCAGGCCAGCCACGAAAATTTGACCAGGCCGACTCCCACCAAGAAAGAATCGCGGTACCCGAACTATAGTTCGAAGGCACGCCGTTGACGAAAGTAACGATGCATTGAGTGGAACTGGTGACGGAGTTCACTTTGCAAAAGAGGATGCCGTTGTCGGTGTTGTTCCCGGTCATCGCGTTGCCTTCGCCTACGGCAATAGCGAAGAACGCACTGTCGTTCAGCGGGGATGGCGCACCTTCTGGTAGACAAGCTTTCCTTGGGCCGTGCAGCGTATTGAAAAAAGCGGACGACGCTGTCAAAGTCCCAACACCACCGACTATATTTTGCCCGGAAGCCCAGGCAACAGCCATGGTAAGAGCTGTTGAGTTTTCGTTTAAGTAAGGGCGGCTCTGGCAGAGTTGCAAGCCCGAAAGCCCAAAATCGTAAGGCGACACGGCCAGGTCAACGTCATTGGCAGCAACGTAGATCGTCTGTGGCTGATAATCGGGATGAGTCAAGAACATGACATCGTTGGCTTGGCAGAACTGCACAGACCAAATGTCGTCGTCGAAATTTTGAAGAGAGTCGGCGATATCGATAATCGTAACTGGCCTGACTGCTGTGTTGACGCCGGAATTCGCTACTGCACCGGGGCCACCTTGACGAGTGTAGACGGCTTGGTCGGTTGCGGTGGGGGCGACGTTGATCGATTTACTGCGGTACGGGAGACACCCATACACGATCTCACTCTCGAACGCTTCGTTGGTGTTCCCCGTGGCCCGGTAATATTTTAAGTAACCGCCGCCTTGCAGGCCTGCGGGATTAGCTGCGCCTTGCAGGAAAGACCACTGCATCGTTCCGATTAAGACGGCGTAAGCTTGTGTGTGACTCACGACGAACGGAATCATGCGAGGTGGCGAGCTTTGTGAGCTGTTGATTACACCGCTATCTGTTGGAATTTGAGTGGACTTGTCCGCGCCCAGATAATCTTGGAACATGCTTCCGGGCCTGCGGTAAGCACCGCCCGAAAGCAGGGGGATCATGTTTTGAAGAAGCTCGCACGAATGCGGATACTGGGGCAGATCGGTTCGCCCAACGGCGTCCCGGCTAATCTGGCCGCCTAAGAACGAATTTTTGACTAGCCGAAATTTTCCCATAAATTATTGCTGGTCGGGAGTGTCGTAAAGTTCGGGTGCCCCGGCGTCGATTGCTGCGCCACGGTTGAACCCATATTTTCTTGAACGCGACCAAAAATCTGCGATGAGTCGCTCAGGTGTCCCGATCACAGCGTTGGTGCTTCGAGCTGCTGCGAGAGCCTGTTGGTAACCCTTTTCCATCTCCTGCTTCAGAGGAGTAGATTGAACCAGTGCGAGGGCGATTTCCATGGCGATACGCCACGCGAGCGCTTCGGCGAACTGGGCATCCCAAGACTGAGCATTTAAATTTCGAGCGATGGCAAGCACGTTAATGCCGTTGGCATTGTCGCAAAGAATCTGTTGACCGATCTGGGTCCACGGGCTGGCGTTGACTTGCCATACGCGAAGTAGGTTGCTCGGGATATCGTAAGCAGCCTGGTAACCGAAGACGGGTGGGGTGCCTGATACGAGAGGCAGGTTCACTTGAGAAAGCGCAAAGCGCCAAGGAACTGCACGCATGACTTCATCACGCAAGATCGGGAACATGGCTTGGCAAATGTTGGATGCCCGAGTGTCATCTTCCAAAGAAGAAATTTGTTCAGCGCCCACTTTCAAAAGGCCGCTGTTACAAATTTCAACTTCGCCAATGATCGTCGGTTGAGTCATTTACCCGCCTTGAAGTGAAAGGGGCCGACGTTTTTTAAGCGCCAGCCCCTAACTTTTGCGATCGAATTTCTTACGCGTTGTCGCAGTAAGAGATATCGATCATGATGCTCTTGCCAGTCGCACCACTCGAGACAGCGACACAAGTCAGGATCGGTTGAACCTGTCCTTGCAAAGCAGTTTGAGTGTAGAAGTCGCCTTCTTGAGCGCTACCGTGTGCGTGAAGCACACTGGCACTGGAGACGGCCACGGTGTTGAAGAACGCCGTCAAGTCAGCAGCCTGTCCGGCCAAAGAGCCAGCAGGTTGTGCGGGACTTGCTTGCCAACCCAAAGAGACAGTACAGCTTCCGCCGAGTGCTCCCGTGGTCAGTATTGCGTCCAACAGAGTAGCGCCTTCAGGGATTGGACCCCCCATCAGAATAGTGTCGGCAGCCGCGAGATCTGCGGTCAACACAAACTGATCGAGAATGTGGAACGTCGGGCTGTTGTACTGCCCTTCGTCCAACTGTTCAATCGGCTGTTGCTGCGTCTTTGCGTAATTTACGCCATTATAAACGGTCATTTACTTTTTCCTTTCTGTTCACTCGATTAGTTCGAGCAAACGATTTCCACGACTTTAACTTCTTCCATTCGAACCGCACCGAAGTCCATGCTGTTGTAAACCTGCATGGCGTAGGAGTAGTCCGAGCGCTCGTCGATACGACCGATAGCTTCTTCGTTCTTTCCGAGAAGCAATCCGTCTCCGACGAAAACAAATGCCGACATTGCGCCAGTAGGCAACGCAAGAGCACCTGCCGCCGTGGAATACAACCCACTGTTCGGATCGTAGGTCGTTCCACTGGAATAAGTGCTCGAAGGCACAATCAATTCCGTGTGGAGGAACTTGAATCCGAGGTAGGTGTCGATTTCACCGTGAACGAGGGCGCGAACGGTGTTGTAATCGGCGCTGGTGACCTGAGTTTGATTCAGGAGAGACTGCAACTGAGCAGCATCATGAACCAAATAACGAGGGCCAACGGCTTCTGCTGCGTCTAACTTCTGCTTCGCTTGGAGGATAGCAGCGACGTTCAAAGAGCTGATAGCCCCCTGACTGACAGATGCGATCTTCTGGGAAGTTGGAAGTGCGACAAGCGTCGAGCCTGACTCACCGGTAGCTGCTGATCCGAGAGCGGCGTTGATGGTAACGGTGTCCATCGCGCGACCCAAAGACATCGAAGCTGCCTGAGCGAACTGATTTTCTGGATCGTGGATCTGAAGGAGCTTGTCCTTGCGATCAACGAGGGTCGCCCATTCGTACATGGAGGTCGTAACCATCCGGCGCGAAAGAGTGATATCCAGGTTTGGAGTTGGGCTGTTGCGGGAGATCTTCTTCTGCGCAGTCGCTAGACCTATGCGATCGAAGAACTCTGCTTTACCTTTGAAGACTTCGGAACGTACAACCGGCGCGAGGCGGGATGCACGTTGTTGAGAGAGCTGGTACACGTTTGCGGTGTAGGCCTGGACTCTCCATTGTTCGATATTAAAATTCAAGGAAACCTCCTAGTGCCAGATCAGGAAGGTCGTCAGACTCACCCTGAAGTAGCTTGGTTGAAAACTCACTTTGGCTAGTCGAGTATCCCTAGGAGGTCGGGTGTCTCAGGAGAGGCCGCCTCGAACCGAGTGCCTATACTCAGTTCATAAGATGGGGTCGATATGAAGACAGCTTGAGTTAAGCCGTCCGTTGCGTCAAGTGCAAAAAGAAAGGCCCCAAGAGATTATCTTGAGGCCCCTGCACGATTCTGCCCGCGTCATGCGCCGCGTAGGAAACTCTGTCAGCTAGTGTCGGATAACTGACTCGGTGCAGCAGCCTTATTTTCCGTGAGTTTTTTGCTTCCAAAGCCCTTCGTATTTTTGCTTGGTGGCCAGGTAAGCGCCATCGGTCGGCTTCATCGCGAACAGACGCGACTGCACTTCTTTGATCTGTGCGTCGAGTTCTCCTGGTGATGCTCGTCCGTCTCCCGCTCCTGCTTCACGCAGTGTGTCTTCTCCATAAAGTTTCGCCGCATCGGCAAACGCTTTTAAGATGACCGGGTCATTGTGGACGTTATGCTTCACGAGAGTTTCGACCAGTGTCTTGCCACCAATCTTCTCGGCGGCAAAGTTCGCACGTTGCAGGTTGCGATCGAATGCGTCGCCCCACTCTTTGCGAAGACCTTCAATCCCCTTCTGCATATCCACCAACTTGCTGGCAGCAAGAGCGGACTGATTAGCAGCATCGAGCTTCATGTAATCGGTCACGAGCTTATTCAAAGCTTGTGGCTCAACACCCAGGTCAACGCCCATTTTCTTAGCCCAGTCAAGAGTAACTTGTGGAACTTCGACGCCTTCGAACTTACCGAGGTCGTACTTATCCACCGTGGTTGGAATTCCCATCTGTTCGCGGAAAGCTTTGACTTCTTCGGCACTCGCGTCTTTCCCCGGCTTGAACACCCCTTTTTGACCGAACTTCTTTTGAAGCTCGACATGGGCTTTTGCTAAGTTAGAAACGTCGGAGTACTTGCTTAGGGTCGCGTCCGCTTTGATGTCGTCGGGGAGCGAGTCTCTCCACGACGGCTGAGCGCCACCCTTATCTCCCGAGCCCATACCAGCGCCAGAACCACTACCCGCACCAGCAGCAGGATCAGCTTGCCCGCCGCCTTGGCCAGCACCACCACCAGCGCCGTTACCCGCTCCAGGGTCACCACTCCCAGCACCAGCAGCAGCATTCCCACCACTGCCGCCGCTATTCGCAGCCCCGCCTCCTGAAGATCCTCCCCCATTGCCTGCTCCTCCCCCGCTACCACCGGCACCTGCGCCATCTCCTAGCCCTGCCATCATACGAATTCCCCTTTCAATATTTTATCGAGCTGTTCCATGTTGACGTTTGCCCGACTGAGCAAATCCAAAACGACACATCGTTTTCCTTCGGCAATAGGATCGGGAAGACCCGCTGCGGTGACAGGAAGTGGTGTTAAGATGTAATACTTGTTCATGATGTCGAGCATGACTGCGCGACCGTGATCTTCACCAAAGAACTTCTTATAATTGATGATGCGCTGCCGTTGTTCGACGAGCTTCTGTTCGGATTCTTTTTGTTGTTCTTCGGGGGATAGGCGTTTCTTCGCCTTCCGGGCATCAAAAAAGTCTTCTAGATAATTCGACACTTCTATCTCCTACTGTTGTTGCGGTTGACCACCACCCATGACTTCCTGGGGCTGGATGGGGCCTTGAGCTTGTTTCGAGTTCGCGATCTGTCCAATCATCGGTGCTGTGTTCTTAGCCACTTCCGATGAATGCAACTGATCGGCTTTCTGCTTCTGATCTTGCGCGGCCTTCTGTTGAGCGGCGCGAGTTCTGCGCAATTCTTGATCGGTTGGCATCAAGCGTTCTGGGACTCCGTAACCGACGAGTACTTCGCGGGTCAGGTCGTCTAACTTCACGTTGTCCATGATGTCTGGACGAATCGCTGCGATCGGTTGGAGGGTCGTGATCGCGCGTTGGATATTTTGCATCTCTTGCATGCGTTGAGCACGAGCCAAGAGAGACGAGTAACGAACTTGGAACTTTCTTCCAGCGCACTGAGCGGGTGGAGGAGAGAGCATGTTCTTGCGGCTCATGATTCCAAATAGTCTCGCAACCAAAGGTCTGAGCAATTCGAAGTGCATGCGACCCAGGACAGGCCCCATCATGCGCATCTGTTCTTCAACGATCTGGCGAACTTCTTCGGCAGTTCTCTGGGGCGACTCTTGCGGCAGTTGAAGCTGATCGAGATGGAAACCCGAGCGAATTCTCTTTCGGATATCTTCGAGCGTCGTCTGTCCGAGATCGACTCGTGCGCCCGTCATCATCGGTTTCGGTGCTTCCGAACCGGCACGAACAATCGTCAATCCGAATGGTTCCATTCTGACTTGCCCAATGACGGCATCGTCTTCGACGGATTGTGGCGGCGCAACCGTGAGCTGTGCGGCCTGGATGATCGTCAACATCATGGCGTTAAGCATCATGATATCAGGAAGCATTTGGAAGCCTGGGCCGCGACCGTAGAGTTCCCCTGTGGTCTTCGACCAACGTGGAGTACAGTAAGGGAATTCTTCGTAGCTGTTCTGTGAGATAATAAACTTCTTATCATACAGCATGTAAGTGGAAGAGTACTTGTGACCCTTCGCTTTCACTTTTGCTCGGTGTTCCTCATCTCGAACCGCTTCAACGGGCTCGACCATGTGAAGAATTTGAATCTGGTCTACACCGTTCTGGTCACTTGCCATCTGCATGTCGTTGCCGAGATCGGGTAGGTCTGGGAACATTTGCAGGATCTGGAAAGGACGCAACCTGAATACGCGTGCCACCGTATCGACTTTACCCAAGTGGTTTTCGTCAATTCGGACTTCTTTCAAAGCGCGTGCGGAGAAGTGAACGACGCAATCGTCATCTTCTTCCATGTACAGAACAGACGTACCAGCTGCACTGACGTCTACATAAGTCTCGTAAATTTCGGTCTGGAAGTTCGAAGTGTTCAAGACCTGATACATGCGGTCAGCGCATTCTTCGCACCACTGCTTGACCTGCGGGAGATCGTCTAGTTTCGGATCGCCAAAGAGCAATTCGAAGAATCGCAGTTCGGGATTGGTCAACATGCTGTGGAGCGCTGAGGCTAATTGTTCGTTCGCAAGAACTGCGGTCGTGTCATAGATTGAACTTTCGCGGTCATCCCCAGGCATACGGGATGCGATCACGTCTTCTTTGCGCGGGACAACAAATTCATAGACGCGTTGCCAGTGTAACTTCCAATTGATCGCGGCTGTGTCCATTTGGCCCCAGCGGGCAAAGAGACGGGCAGCTTCGTCACGTTTCTCTTGCGACTGTTGAGTAGAAGTAATCGACTGTGTGAAACTGTCTGTTGCTACGCCGGGGTTAAGGCCATAAGAAGTTGCGTCGATTGATGCGCCGTTCATTTGGAAGGTGCTCCCACGGCAACGCCGTTTTTAACCAAATTCGATTGTGCGCCCATAGAACCGAGTCCCGTGGTGGGAGTCGTTGGTGCGTTGACGTTGACACCCGCTAAAGATCCGAGGGCTTGACTTGTCGCGCTCGTAGCTGCACCCGCCGTAACAGTCGTATCGCCTTCTCCGCCTTCGTTGGCGTTGACAAGATCGGAGTAGTTCGTCCAGTTCTGTTGCGTCTGTGAATTACCGGCGGTGAATTCTTGATAGGCTGCGATTAAAGCAGGGTCGATCGCGGTGTTGGTGGTATTGACAGATCCAGCGCCCTGCCCTGCGTTGGCGGAAACATAAGAAGAAGGTGCGCCTGCCCCCGCTGGGACGATTCCATAAGCGGTATACAAACCTTGGATCTGTTGGGGTGTCCACTTTTGGCCCGTGCCAGTATTCGCAAACTGGGCGACTCCCGTAGGATCAAAGCCCATGGACATTGCGCTGCCGCCGTTACCGTCGGCTGTTTGACTACCGCCTCCTGACATTACCTGAATCCCCCAAAAACGTCATATGACCCTACTGCGTGTGTCGCCCCATGGTAAGCCGCTTGGTTGCTGTTTGCACTATCATTCGAATCGCCGCGCTGTCCCAAACCGAACTGCTGGAAGGCGTCCGCGCCGTTGGAAGCCCAGTTGTGGAGCGGGGCTTCCGAAAAGACGTTATTGCGGGAGTCCCACTTGCGCTGATAGTTGGCCAGGGCTTCTAAGCCGCGCTTACACTTCTCCCGGTCAAAGCTGCACATCGACATCGACACTCGGGCTGCATTGATACTTTCTCGTTTACTTGAACAGCGTGGGACCACGCGAGAAGGCCTAGCGCCGTGCTGGTGGAACATTTGTCGTTGCGTCTTGCCGGTGGAGAGTTCACCTTTCTCCACGTCGTGGGGGAACACGAAGGTCCCAAACGAGTAAGGCTTGCGCTTCACTTCTGCCATGATCTCAGGAATCGAGAGCCCAGAAATTTCGTAGTAGTCGATAATCCGATGCTGGCCGCGAACAGACTGCACAAACCAAATTGCCGTCATGTCGTTCAAACCCAGATCCCAGTAGGTGTCCACCGCGTACTGCGGGTCGTAGGGAAACTTGCCCACGCGGCCTTCGCTCTCGGCCTTGCCCAATTCTTTTGCGAAGTAAGCGCCGACCAGACCGGCGTTGAAACTGCATTCATATTCTTGTTCGTACTCTTCTTCGGACATGGTCCGGCGCGCGGAATCTAACTCGGCTCTTTCGATCAGGCCTGTTTCAGAAGCTTTGTAAGTAATACCAAACCATTCAGGGTCGCCGGACTGGGTGGCATACTCGTAGAGCTTATGGAAATTATTTCTCCCCTTCGGAGTCCCGATAAAAATAGCCGATCCGCGTCTGTCATTGAGCGTGGGGCGCACAGCTTCGGACCAGATAGCCGGGTCCATTTCTGCGTACTCGTCGAGAAGAACGTCGTCCAAGTAGATCCCTTTAACCGATATGTAATTCTCAGCGGAAAGAAGCATCTGCCGCCCTTGGTTGTGGGCGTAGTCGATTCGCAAGTCCTGCTCATGGGGAACGGCTCCTGGAATATTCTTTGTGTAGAGTTTGTAATAGTCCCAGGAAATACGCTTGGCTTGTCCGAATGTCGGAGCAATGTAAGCTGCGCGGGGGGCTGGCAGCGGGTTGCGAATCGTCTTGTCCACCTGGTGGTTGACCGCAAACACCGTCTTCCCGAAGCGTCGGTGACAAACGATGACGTTGAAGCGCCTGAGCTTTGTTCTGAGTTCTACTTGCAATCGGCGGGGGATAAAGCCCGTGTTGATCTGCTTGGCTTCTTCGCCGCCGACGATTTCCATTAGGTGACCTTCCCGGGTCCCGTGTACTCGTCCACTCGACCCCAGACTGCATCAAGCGAAAGTTCATTCAATAAATTTCCCGCGAGCGCTGCGGATCTTAAATCCCCGGCTGCCCAGATGTGGGGCTTGCCTTCTAAGTCAAATGCCACGACGAACATTTCCTCCATGTCATCTACCTGGCTTGCGACTTTCTCTAAGATAAACCGGGGCGTGATGCCATGAGATCCAATCGGCTTGATATTGGTCGTGCTCATGGTTTCGTCGGTCACGGGAAATATCTTTCAATGAAAGTAGGCCGCCAGTGAACCATGCCTTGAACACAGTGCCCTTGCCAGCCGCAGACGTCTTGCGGACGCAGCAGAGTACGCCCCGATCCGGCGGGTGACACTTCGTAAATCGACAGGTCAGCGAGATTTAAACTCAGTTGCGTTTTCGTGTGACACAGACGATCGACATCGGCGATGAACCGACCTTTTGGACGCGCTTCGGCGGGTGCGTTCGGGAACAGGAAAATTAAATAGTGCTGCTTCTGCTTGTTACTCTTACAGCGAGGGCAAAGAAAAATAACCCCACTCGCTCGTCGTTGTTCGTCGTTCGGGCTCAGCACGCGGAGTATGCCTTTTGTTTCGGTGAACTCCACCCACTTCGGCATGAGCTTGACAAGCGGAACTGCATACTGCTTGCATTGCTCGCTCATAAGATCTTTTTCTCGGGTTTTGGATTCGCTTCGTTGAACTCTTGGATCTGCCGCGCGATCTGTCTCAACTGATCTTCAATTTCCGTTGCACTTGCACCTGTTAAGCGAAGGATCTTTTTAGAAATCTCCTCACAGTTGATCGCCACAAAGCGGTGGGCTTTCCGGGCTTCCAGCGCAATGCGGGTATCTTTACTGAGATTGAAGTGGCTGAATCCCACCTGACTCACCATCGATACTGCTGTGTGAAGCGTCGGATGGTCCAACTTGCTCAGTGCTTGCTCCATCTGCTGGGGTGTCAGTTTCGGGGTCGGGGGTCGGGGT